TACCCTTATCAATAAATATCTCCGTTAATTGTTTTCGGACCGCCATATTGACTTGTTTTTTCACATTTGTTTTAATTTCTTTTCGTACCACTTCTCTGATAATTGAAACTAATTCTGATTTTTTCATAATATACTCCTTTGTTCTATGATCATGGAAGCGGGACTGGTGTCACCGGAGTTCCTGATAAATAAATTCCTGTTCTAAATCAAACATCAATGATTGTCGCCATACTGTTGGCAACTACTGATGCGGGTGCTCCACTCATTCCAATTGGAATTATTGGTGCAAATAATAATGGTGTAACTGGAGGAACATTTGGACCTCCCGTTCCTGGGATTGACGACGCTACTACAGCGAATTGTAAAAATGCCGCTTGTAATAATGGCAATGCTCCAGCTGGTGGAAACTTGGGACCTATCGTTGCAACAAATGCAGATTTGGCCCCAGCTAGATTACCCCCCGCGATTGGAAATAATGCCTGTTGAAAATATCCACCTAGGGCATCGGCTCAAGCTTGGGGCGTAACGTCTTTCCCCGCTTCCATTGTCATCAAATCTGTTAAATTCTGTGCTAATATTGGTTGTAATAATGGCATTATTAAAGTGTCTTATTCTGTGGACTCAACATTTGAGCCAATCTAGTTTTTATACCCGCAAACTGTGCCGCATTAACTGGAGGACCACTTGGGCCAACACCAGTTGGAACGGTTGTTTGTGTAATAGCATCTATTAATTCTTCTAGCAATCCCAACAACGCGTCTCCCAATACAATAGGTTCTGTGGCGTCATCTGATCCCAATTTTATTTCTGGTGATTCAACTACCATCTTAGTAGTGGCACCAATGACAACATTATTATTGGACAATATTCCAATATCTCCACCGTTCTTAGTATTAAATATCAACTTATCAGAATTTAGTATAATTTGTTTACCTTCATTTAGAGCTGGGATTAACGCACTTGGATACCCCTGAATAATCGTACTTTCTTCATCGGATAACATTCATATTGAAGATGCATCGGCGTCTAAATTTTCATCTATTGGTTTATGCAATACAGACTCGGTATCACTTTTTACGGAGGCCAGTCCAGCATGGTCGGCATCTAATAAATGACCAACTGAAATTTTAATATTCGGTGATAGATTCGTTTCTAAACCATTTTTCCCAAAACGGATTCCCTGACCAAATCTGCCATTGAATAGTATGTCACCCTCATACGGTCACAATTGTCTAATATCCGTATTTACGGTAAAAGTTTCACCAATTGAAAAATCTTCAATATCTTTGAAATTCGAGCTTATTCCGGGGATGGAATTGGCATTAACCGATGCGTTTATATTTAATTTTTGAGTATAAAATCTAGAATAGAGATAATCTGCAACAATGACATATTCACCCTTTAATGGATATTCCTTGATGTTGGTGTCGAGTGGATATATTCATTGTAATTCTTCAATATCCTTGCCACGTTCATCGTGAATAAGCCGTGCCTTTATAGAACCCATTAATGAATAATTTTTAGAACCATCTGGAAAATCGGGAATATCTGCCTCATCTAACAAAACCTCTAATACTTCAGCGACTTCCAATTCATAGAATTCACTGGAAAATTCCCTAGCTTTTTGTAATTTATAAACATCATTCAATGTAGTCATGCCCCCGCCGAATGCTGGGAGTGTGAATACTTTATTTGTTTTTCTATGTGCCATCTACAAAATCCTTTGGTATTATCTGTTCAACGTCCTTCATTGTACTGTCGGCCTTTTTCTTCAATTTATCCAATTCATTTGACGCGTCTTCGATTAATCGTTTCTTTTCATCATCGGATATTCCAAATTCCATTTCTGATCCGGATTTACCTTCAGCGGATATTAATTTTTGTATGATGCCAGCCAGCTTGATGAGATTTTCATCATTCTTAACTTTGATATCAAAATATTCCTTAATGATAGGCACGATTGTAGCCGCGGACGATTTGTCCTTTATTAATTCGGCCACCTTGGCAATTAATAATTCCAGCTGCTGTTTATTCTCAGTACTATTTGTATAGATGTCCTCAAATAAACTTGACAAAGTTTTGTCTTTAAAAATTTCATATTCATTGTTCATTTTCTGTCCTCTTAAGATGCGTATTATAACTCAGTAATAAATATAGACAAAGCAAAAAAAGGGCCTTAAATAAATAAGGCCCTCAATAATTCCAATTGTTATCAAATTTTACAAAAATGACCCCGTTGTAGCGGTGTCAACATATCCAGTATTATTGAATTGCTTCAATAATTTTTCATTATGTTTCTTCATTATATTGATAATGCGGGTGATATGCTGAGTCTTGGAACCTGTCAATTCCCTAATCAGTACATACAAATATTTCTTATTGAAATTCTCAATTTCATCACAGGTTTTCAATAAATATATTACCGAATCCGCCACTCCAATATCCTTTTTCCGCTTAAATACTACTGTTAAATTGTTTTCCCAATACTCTATAAGGTAGTTGATAAATTCGGCTTTATCTTCCTTTAGATGAACCTGCTTCTGCTCGGTAGTAACATTCCTAACAAAATCAATAACTTCAATACTGTCATGGATTTTCTTTTTAGCATAATTTCTGTTGTTGTGTAATATCAAATAGTTCTTAACCACTATACTGAAATACGAGAACGCTTTCCCTTTATGTGGTTTGTATTTGTGGATATTCATGATCAAAAATGATACCACTTCAGCCATAACATCTTCTACTGGGATGTCAAAATAATAAAATTTGAAAGTGTGAATGATATTCTCTGCCAACTTATCAAATGCTGCAGCAATTTCATTTCTATAAATAACATTCCGCTCTGAATGGGTGCGTACGTGATCATACTCGGCTTCCTTCAAGCATACATTACATACGTCGTCGATATTTACACTTTTAATTTCCTTAACCTTGGAATTAATTTGATCTTCTGTATAACCCATTTTGATTAAAATTTCGGACTTGGTATTGTACCAATCCGCTGGGTGAGAATTACAACATCTACTTAATCTCTCATTGTACCGGACAACCGCATCTTGGGTGTCCAATGTAAAATACATGTTACTCTTTTTCTTTTTTCTTGCCATTCTATTCCTCTACTAAATCTGATAACATTTCCACCACTTCTTTAATCTCATTAAAAACAAAACCTACTTCATCATCTGCTTCAAAAACTCCGGTGGAATCAATTCGTTCCAACTCCTGTTGGACATTAATAATTTTTCCAGTAAATCCCTCGACCCACTGCTCTAAAAATAAATTCTTCTGAAATTGATTATATATGACATACCCCATTGCCATTATTATTAATAGGACACCAAATATCGCGATGCTCCACCAACCAATTCCTAAATATACGTTTATGACTAATAAATTAACCGCTAAAAATCACACGCCCCCAACACCAATTAATATTTCTTTTAAATTCATCTTATTTCTCCATTCCTTCAAAAATTTCCGTAAATGTGGCCATTGGATCAACCTTAGTCTTCGGTTTTTTCGATTCGACCTTTGGTTTGGTCAGTGATTCTTTAATGCTATTAATAGCTTTTTTCTCTTGTTTCGTTTCCAAATTTACTACATTCATACGGGTGTCATATTCCATGCGAGTAGCCATCCAATCTGCCCAATGGATAATAAATGGTAGATGATTTTTCATCTGCATTGCATCTGTATATGTATTGAAATATGATTTGTTCAATTCCTTAAACATTCCATCTGCCAGTCTGATGCCGTACATTTCATTATCCGTAATTTTGATATCGAATTGTTGTAATAAGAATAGTGACCTATCGGTGACATCCATAAAATTTAGATCGGGGTTGTACTCATATCTGATACCCCGTTTGATTTGCCAATCCTGACTAACTGGTATATAATAATCGTGATTATAATCACCCAATTTTCCTAGATCGTGATGCATAGCCGCGAAGATTCTCTCTTCATCTGTAAAGTCCGTTGTTCCTCCAACGTGCCGATACATCTTAGACATTTTATCTGATATATCAATGATATTCAGACAATGCTTTAAATAACCACCAGGTACAGCCAAATGGAAATGATCCTTACCACTAGCGGGAGCCAGTAATAGTCTATCTCCAAAATGCTCATACATTTTAATTAAATTGTTTTTCCGTTCACCCTCAAATGTATCATCGATAACTTCCATGAATTTATCATAACATTCACCTATTTCTTCTGCTGTTAATTTAAACATAACCTATTCCTTCTTTTTGTTTTAGTGGAGTTGGGCGGATTCGAACCGCCGTCCGCAACGTAATCTAAATAAGTCATTCACAAGCTTAGTATCCTTTTTATATTTGATGTCGGATTTGCTAAAAGGTTACAAAATAATTCCGGGGTTTATACCAACGTCTGCGGTGATCCAGTTTGAATTCACTCATACTGTAAAAGTTATCTAATGACGACGTTGATTGCTACTATTAGAATCGTAGGTCAACGCTATAGCGCAATTAAGCTGCTACAGGGTATGCGTAATTTGTGCCAGTTATTTTCTGTTTGTTTAGTTTTTAGGACTCACTCTGTCCGCTTGCACTTATTGTCAAAAATCATCCCGTCGAATACCAATTACAACCCCGGGTTAATCTATAAGTTTATAGCCCTTATGGCTTCGTTTCCGTTCAACGACTTGTTTATGGAAACTTTTTATATTCATGTCATGTTCACGGCATCATTTACTTAAACCGTGAACTTCAAATATCAATCCATTTTCATCAATTAACGTATATGTTTTAGCAGTTAATTGATTTCCTTCATTGAAAGGTGTATTTCCATGTTTCCCCAAATTTCAATATCCCCTCGTCCCGACTGGAAATTTTGCATTTGTAACAGAAGAGCCTTTTCTACCACCTTCGATCATTGCTATTTCTTGACATTTATCTCCGTCAATTAGTCCCGCGAGACCTTTTCATGCTACTTCATCTTGTCACCTACCATGCTCTTCAAATAATTTCTTATGTGCTTCTGCATGATCTTCAGGCGTCAAAGTCTCTATATTTTCTGGGTCGTTTGTACCACCCGCATGTGTCGGTATCTTATGATGTTTATGCTTCATATATATAACTATCGTCTGATATTCTCAAACGTCTGTATTATTTTAATCTTCTCTGTAATTGTCATCGGTGTCAAATCCAGCACCACCATTCGGAATATCATCCATATTGTAATCACTATACGGGTCCTCATACTGAGCAATCAGAATATTGTGTGCTTCTTCAACTTTACCTCAATTAGAATCTTCTATTGCTTCTTCTAGCAAACTGAGAATAATATCTAATTTATCCATGTCATTTCCTCCTATAATTTGGTGACTCCTGTCATTAATTAAATAGGAAGAACTTAAATTTTTATCGCATTTATTTGTAAATACTTAAATATTTTAAGCGGTATCTTTAAATGTTTTATTGATACCCAATGCTAACAGTATCAGTTGGACTCCAATGAGCCAAAATTTTAAAGTTAGATACGCCATTGGGATGGGTATAATTATAAGTGGCATTAGCATACATGCTATCATCCATTTGTTGTACATTTATTTTTTCCTTTATTTCATTAAATGGGGCTTGGCTTCAATCTGGCCCGCACTTGTTACTCGGACAAAATCACAATTGGCCTGAAATGTTTCAATATCAATTGCCCCACAATAACTCATGGCCGATTTTAATCCCTCTACTTGTTCCTTTAAAATTCTCTTAGCGGAACCTTTAAATTGAACTCGTACACTATTTCCTTCGATGTGGCTATCCTCACCCCTGTCCAATTTAGATGACAACGATGCGGAACCTCTATATTCCTTATACAGTTGTTCATTTGGATATTTACCCTCACGTTTGAACGTGCCGGGAGTTTCTTTTGTGCCCGCCAATAATGAACCAAGTACAACCGTACTTGCCCCAGCTCCAATGGCCTTCGCCATATCACCCGGAGTAGTAATTCCACCATTTGATGAAATTGGAACGTGTCCTCCGGCCCACATGGGTTCTCCACCACCTTGAGTATATACTCTGGTCATGGATTCCACGCATTCCTGTATGGATGAAATCATAGGAATTCCAACACCCGCTCTAATACGTGTTTCACATAATGATCCCCCACCAATTCCAACATGAATCCCGTCAGCTCCCCACGCAATCAAGTCCCTAACCGCATCGGCGGTCGCGACCGTTCCCACAAATAATTCAGTTTGAATGCTGGTTGATTTAAGAAATTTAATCATATTTTTAACACCGATGTGATGCGCGTGTGCAACATCAATCATGAGAATATCAACTCCAGCATTTATCAATCTTAAGGCCCGCTCTTTGTCGGCATCCTTGGCACCGATTGCGGCACCAATTGGATACTTGTGAATTTCCAATTCTTCATCGGTATAATCGGCAATCAATTGGATGGTCTTTTCGACTTCCTCAACTTGATCATCAATTGACATAAATCTATGTATGAATCCAACCCCACCCTTTTGATACATTAGAGCGGCCATTCTAGATTCACATATGGAATCCATAGCGGTCGCGATTATTGGAATATCCAATATCCAATTAGTAGTGATGTGGGTCGAAATATCACAATTAGATCGGGAATCAACTTCCGAAAATTTCGGTATAATTGAAACATCGTCAAATGTTAAAAATTCTTTCATTCTAAACGCCGTATTTCAGAATTACTTTACTTAGGATAACGTCTCCACCCTTTTCGGAAACTTCATTAACCGCGGCTTCTGAACCTTCTTGGGTTACGCCGGCCATTGCATCTAAAACCATTACTACTTTGAATCCCTCATCAATTGCGTGTAAGGCGGTGAATTTGACACAATAATCTGTTGCCAAACCAACCACATAAACCATATCAATCAAATTGGTTCTAAGTGTATCGGCCACTTCCGTAATACCACTTCCATCATTTTCTCTAAATGCACTGAAAGGATGTAGGTTTTTATCTTCACCTTTTGAAAGTAAAATATGAACATCACCAACATTGAAATCCTTATGAAATTCAGCACCTTTAGTACCATTAACACAATGGACAGGCCATAGCATTTCTGGAATGCTATTCATAACACCCATTGCATAATCATCTAAACCTTGATTCTTTGCAAAACTCAATGAATCTTTTGGATGGTAATCCCCAGACGCTAAAATCAAATCAAAATCGCCTTTTTCCATTAATTCATTAATGGTAGGAACGATTGCATTTGCACCGTTAACACCCATAGCACCACCTTCACAAAAATCATTTTGTAAATCTACAACAAATAATGCTTTTCTCATATTATTCTCCTTTACCTATCATGTAGGCTATTACTCTTGAACTTATCTTAAATCCAATTCTTTTATAGTGATCAATTGTCGCTTCAAGTCGATCTTGTGCAACAATTAAAACTTGTATCTGTTCACCGTCATCCAGCTTCTGAGCACTTACTTTTTCACATCCAGCCATTCTAGCGGCCCAAACTTCTTCATCTGAACCTCCCGAATTACTCATTCCCAGAGGATACATTTTGGTGACTGAAGCTTCATATCCAGTTTCTTCAAGCAATTCCCTATCGGCCGTCTCGTATGGGGTTTCCCCTTCATCTACAAGCCCAGCTGGAAATTCCAATACTTTACAATCAACTGAATGTCTGAAATTTAAAATCATTATTAGATTATCATCCATGTCCGTTGGTATCATATATACCGCTTTACGACCTCCAACACGAGATGTGAATTCATAATCATCGTGCCCTTCAACTTCTCGGGCTCGCATTTCCATCCACTTACCACTATATAAAACTTTAGTCATTCTGATATTCCCTTATGTATGTTGGGGGTAATGTCTTTTTGTGATTGGATGAAATTATCCGAGACATTATTAGGTTTTGCTTTTCATATGAAATGGGACAATCGGCTTTCCATTCACTAGATGGAACATCCAAAGATTTTTTATACCACCGTAAAAATGCGTCAAGTTCAACATATGTTAAACCAATCTCATCTTCATCAGTCTGACCTTCCCATAATCCGGCAGAAGGTGGTTTATTGATAATTGACTTGGGAACTCCTAATTCTCGAGCCAATTCGTATACTTCATCTTTGTAATAGTCACCGAGTGGTTCAAAATCAACCGCTCCGTCACCCCATTTTGTGAAGTAACCAATAGCGTGTTCTGTTTTGTTGCCAGTTCCAATGACTAGATAATCCAATTCGGATGCTACACCGTAAAGAACTGTCATTCTGATTCTAGCTTGAATATTAGCTAGTGTCATCTGGTTCATTTTACCATTACCATTACTATGCATGGCCGATGGTCTTATAGCAGATTGAAAATCCATATACATGCCTGATGCATGAATAGTTTGATGATCAACTCCCCTACTTTCATATGCGTAATGCCACATATCAGTCGAATTTCCATATTCTTCTTCAGTATTGGCCAAAATTGGGATACTTATCGCGTGGACATTTTCTTTTCCGAGTGCTCTAATGGCTAGCTCGAAAGAAACGGCGGAATCAATCCCGCCGCTCAGTCCAATAACAACCCCAGTTTTGCCAGCACCATGAACATAATCCTTAATCCATTTTTCTAAATGTCTTACTTCTTTTTTAGTATCCATGTTACCCCTCTTTCATACCTGAAGATACAAGATTTAATTGTAAAAGTCAAGCGTTATTTTTAATACATTCCACCCATTTGTTGTCCTGCCATTGGGTTGACAGGTTCATTATCGCTTGGGATTTCACTAATTGCACACTCTGTTGTCAATAGTAATCCAGCAATTGAAGCGGCATTTTCTAAAGCTGCACGAGCAACCTTAGTTGGGTCAATAATACCATTTTCAATCATATTTTTGAATTCTTCTGCTCTAGCGTCGAACCCAAAATCATCCGTGCCCTCTTTTACTTTAAGCACCACTACTGAATCTTCCCAGCCAGCGTTCTTAGCGATTTGGCGAATCGGAGCTTCTAAGGCTCTTTTCAAAATGTCAACTCCTAATTGTTGATCACCCTCTAATTTCAAGTCTAATTTCTGTGATGCCCGCAATAATGCAACTCCACCACCGGGAATAATTCCCTCATCCACAGCAGCTCGAGTAGCGTGAAGTGCGTCATCTACCCTATCTTTTTTCTCTTTCATCTCAACTTCAGTAGCGGCACCGACATTTAAAACGGCTACCCCACCTGACAATTTAGCCAGACGTTCTTGCAGTTTTTCCCGGTCATAATCGGAAGTTGTGTTTTCAATTTGCACTTTCATTTCATTGATACGATCTTCAAGAATTTTACTATCACCATCACCACCGACAATAATTGTTCTATCCTTATCGATAATGATATTTTTACATGTGCCCATCATATCTAGATCAGCATTTTCAAGTTTGTAACCCTGTTCTTCAGAAATCACGGTTGCACCAGTTAAAATGGCTAAATCTTCCAACATAGCTTTTCTACCGTCACCAAATCCTGGTGCCTTAACTGCCGCAATATTCAATGTACCTCTCAATTTATTTACAACCAAAGCTGCTAGAGCTTCACCTTCAACATCTTCAGCTACAATCAAAATCGGCTTTTTAGTAGCGGCCAATAATTCCAAAACCGGCAGAATTTGCTGTACTCCGCCAATCTTTTTATCATGCAGTAAAATTACCACATCGTCCAATTGAACTTCCATTGTTTCCGAATTGGTTACAAAGTATGGTGATAGATAGCCCCTATCAAATTGCATGCCCTCGACCGTCTCAAGATAGGTATCGGCCGTATTTGATTCTTCAACCGTAATAACTCCGTCTTTTCCAACCTTATCCATAGCATCAGCGATAATTTCACCAATTTCTATATCGTTATTTGCGGACACAGTTCCAATCTGTGAAATCTCTTCTTGGCTCTGAACATCCCTGCTCATATCCCTAATAATTTCAATTACTTCTTTTACACCAGCATCAATCCCACGTTTAATTTCCATTGGATTTGCACCAGCGGTGACATTTTTCAATCCTTCTTCGACAATTGACTGGGCCAATACTGTGGCGGTTGTCGTGCCATCGCCAGCAATATCGGATGTCTTTGACGCTACATCACGTACCATCTGGGCACCCATGTTCTCTCTTGGGTCTTCCAATTCAATTTCCTTGGCGACTGTTACACCGTCTTTAGTAATGTATGGAGAACCAAATTTCTTCTCAATTACTACATTTCTGCCTTTGGGTCCCAATGTTACACGCACTGCATTAGCAAGAGTATCAACTCCAACCTTTAACTTTTCTCTAGCTTCCCTATCAAATTCTATATATTTTGCCATTTGATTTTCCTTTTATTTTTATTGTAATCCTAACGTGAATTTGCAATTTTCTATTGCTTCTTGTGAATCACTTGTGTTTTTTCCTACATTGTCTGACAATTTAACCGCGTGAATTTTTCTTGAATTCCTATCGTAAATGCCACTTAATTTTATAACCATGTTCAATGGTATTACTCCAGTATCGTTGGTAAGGTTAGTACCAATTCCAAATGAAGTTTTGATTTTATTTCTAAAATGTTCCGTTATTTCTACGGCTTTTGGTACATTCAATCCATCTGAAAATACTATCGTTTTTGACATTGGATCGATTCCCAATGATTTGTAATGCTCGATAATCTTCTCACCAAACTCAATTGGGTCTCCACTATCGTGCCGAACTCCATCGAATAATTTAGCGAAATACATATCAAAATCCTGTAAAAATACGTCTGTTGTATATGTATCTGTTAATGCGATACCCAAGCTTCCTCGGTATGTATCACTCCATTTTTCTAAAGATTTGTATGTAGCTGACTGATATCCGTATTTTGCTCCGTGAAACATAAACCATTCGTGGGCGTGTGTTCCAATTGGAGTAATATCGAATTGTTCAGCTAAATGTACATTACTTGTACCAACCAAAACGTCATGTAAATTCTCAATAACCAATCGATGAATTTCATAAGAACGCCGGCGCCGTGTACCAAAATCAGCCACCTTGATTTCCGAACCTTGAATCATATTCCGTTTTGTGAGAATGCTATTCATTGTTTCGGGCATGTTTGGTAGTGATGATCTTAGATATACTTCAGAAATAATAGCCATTAAAGGTACTTCCCAAAGGATAGTTCTATACCAAGGTCCCATTATTGACAGTTCCAATTCGTTATTTTCATTGGAAGTCATCGTAACTTCACTTGGATCAAATCTATATCCACTTAAAAAATCAAGATACATTCCATCCAAGTATGGAGCCTTATCTTCTAAGAATTTCCGTTCCTTTTCAGTTAATGACAATGTTGCCATAGCATTAATTTCACGCTGAATCTCTTCAACGTGTTCGTGGGTGAATATGTTATTCTCTGGATTTCGATTTTTAAATCGGTATTCTACTATTGTATTTGGATAGTGCTTAACAACCGCGTTCTGCATCGTGAATTTGTACATATCATCATCTAAAATAGATTTTATAATCATAACCTTGTCCTTTTTAATCTTCTATAAATAGTTTCCAATTTCCTGAAAGTATCAAACTTTCTGCCTTTTTCCATTTTAATTCTCGTTTTTCTTCATCCCTTGTTATTGTCACCTTTTCATTTCTGCCAAACTTTCGCTCGGACTTAATTGGTTCCAACTTGACTTCCCGATCAAACATAGTAATTCCATTCAAATGGTCCAATTCGTGTTGAGCGGCGACACATTCTAACATATCAATTTCATTTCTACTCAACGATGTAAAACATACACCTGCAGGATAATTATCAGCTGATACTTCTATTGTACTAAATCTTTTTGTTTTTGCTGATTTTCCGGGGAATGATAGGCATCCCTCATCGTAATAGATTTCCCCAGACTGATTCGTAATTTTTGGATTGATGAGATAAATAGGTTCTTTTACATTGATAACCACGACATTCTTTTCAATTCCAATTTGGTTGGCGGCGATTGCCACCCCAGCTTCAGACGTGGATAAAACATCAAATAACTGTGCGGCAATCAGTTCACCTTCTTCAAGTGAGACATCCACACATTTATTTCTTAGAAGTTTTTCGTCTGTAATAATTTTATTCATCAATGAATCCCATAATTTTCTGATATTCCAGTACTTTACCATAATAATAAATAACCATTTCTCCCAAAACATTTTCCTTGGTTGTAATGATTTTCATATAATCAGCGTGAATATCGTCGGGCACAAAGTCCAAATTGTCCATTACTCCTGGCAATGTACGGTATGCGGAAAGTACATTGGAATGCATTTTCACATACCATTCATACTTTTCAAAATCCGTTAAATCGGTTTGATCCCAATCAGTCATTTTATTTCCAAGTCCTTCCATTGGGTCCCACTAATACGATGCCCTTAATATTGTCCTTACCAACTTCTTTTCGGAATTTGGTTTGAGCCTTTTTGGCTTCGGCAACGGTATCGAATTTTCCCCATGCTCGGTTGTTGTCACTCGCGACAAAGTATTTTTTATTTTTTAATTTATACGGAATTTTAAGTTCACCAGATTTGGTTTGAACTTTTACCGTTTTCTTGACGGGCTTTTTCTCAGTCTTAGGACGACCCGGTTTTGCTGTACCGGCGGCCTTTTTCAAAGCAGCTTTTTTATTTTCATGCCTCTTAATCAATTTGAGACGACGACGTTCGGCCTTTTCCTTAGCGGCCAATTTCTGATCCGCTTTAATTTTCTTAACATCTGATACTGGTAATGTACCCTTTAATTTGGTCTGTTCCTCGCCCCTATGAAATACGTTTTTGTCCTTATCAACAAATACTTTCATAAACTGCCATCCCCGCGGGCGACCACTGGCTTTCTTAGTTTTTACTTCAGTAAATGGAACCCTGCCCATTGTATGTTTATAACAAATTGCACCAACGCTATGTACATCAATTTTTACTTCTTCTGTACATCCTTCTTCTTTACAAACTACCCATTTGAATGCTACTGATCTTGAATCAAAATCCTTACCAGATGCTTTAGCTTTAGTTCTTTTTGCCAATTTCTTACGTGCCATTAAATATTACCCTTCATCGCAGATTGCGATTAATTCATCGGGAGTTCTAACCGACCCATTGTCGGCTTCCCATTTTTTCTCTTCATTTTTATTAGCGGCTTCCGCCAGTTGACGGGTGTATTTTAGAATAATACGCCTCGCGATATTTATCTGTTTTCTACTCAAGAAATTATTCTTAAGATAGAACTTCGAAAAAGAAGTCATAATCTCAGCGTGTGCTCCAGAGTATCCAACCCCATTCGCTTCGATTGTGTATTCGGAACTTTGTTCATCGGCGGTCTGTAAATCATAAATGACTAACATTCCACGAACAACTGCGTCATCTCTAACGATTAATAAGTTCCTGATATCTTCTTTTTTCCATATTTTCATTGTGTTTTCCTTTTCTCTCATACCTGAAGATACAAGAAAAAAATGACAAAGTCAAGCGTTATTTTGCAATATAGCAAGAAAAATGCCTAATAAAATTAGGCATCTCTCAGTTTGTTTACTAATTGTTTGTAGAAAACCAATGGATTAGCACTTGAGGCCAACCCAGATACTTCACCAGCACCAGTTTCTACAATGTGGAAATTAAAATCATTGTCAATTCCAATATCAATAGTTAGAAATGGAACATTCAATTCCTTTGCAATTCTGTCCAAATGGATATACATGGAACCATCACCAATATACTTAGGATTTTCACATCCATTGGCGTTAAACGATGCCATTTTTCCATTGACAAAAAATGCTCGGAATTCCAATGAGTTTCCATTTTCATCTTTTTTGAAATCGATAAATTCCTTAGCGACAATTCCCTCATTAAATCCATACATTTTACGACCCCTGATCATATTATGAACAGTCATATTTGCGGCCTGATAGTTTGTAGGATCGGTTACAACCAATGCGTTGTCAATACCCTTAGCTGACTTTACATAATCTTTAACGATATATGGTTTGCCGTCCAATTGAGTTTCAACATATTCTGGATTGAAATATTTAGCTGGAAGTGTCACCGTTTTTGGTGAGTATTTCCGCAATGTTTTTGATGCCATATATGCATATGGAAAGTAATGTACTTTGGTATAGTCATTGTGATTTTGGAAAAAGGCATAACCTTTATCTTCCAATTCGCCCTGAAACCATTTCATTGTAGCGTCATCCATCATCCAGCCACGATAAAGTAATGTACCTTCACCTTCTGGAATTTTTTGTAACCACCCGTATCCACCAGCGTCCATATCTGCAAAATCGAACAACATGATATTTTGACCCAATAATTTTAGAGCCTCATATTCTTCTTCAAATCCGAAATCTGGTTTGTTTTTTTCAAGTGGGTTTTGTGGTAATAAAAAAATCATATCTTTTCCTTTCATACCTGAAGATACAAGAAAAAGCCGATAAAGTCAAGCGGTATTATGCTTTTTCTAAAAATAATTTCCGATAACATTTTTCTCAATCCGCTTCGGCAACGGCGTCCGCTTCGATTTCATATGGGCAATTTGGAGCGTTATTATACATATTGATATACCGAGACAATCAAACTGGCGATTGATGGTAATGTTTGAATTCGTGTATCATAACAAATATAGTTCTCTGTATATCCATTCCTTCCGTTTTTGGATAGATAAATACCTCGTTATCCTCAAATACGAATTCTCCATTGCTGGGGTGATCTTTAGTGTTGTCTATAATCAATTCGGGTTCAAATCCCTGATATTTACTGACACCATATTCTGTGAGGCATCAGTTGAATATGTTCTTAATAACCTTATTTGTAACTTTTGTAGCCATATTAACCTCTAAAGCTCTTTCCTAATTCTTCAATATAATCTAAAGCATCTTCCTTATTTGGAAATACAATATCAGATTCCATAAGTACAAACGCGTGTCTATGGATATTGCCTTCTTCCATCGCTACCACAACGTGTTTGTTGTGCAAATAGGCGGCAGTGATTTCACACACCGACCCAATTGATACTATTTTAGAACCTGTCAAATCCACAAATACAATATCCGATTGTTCCACCATCCAATGATCACGACCTACAATTGCCCTATCCGTGGTGATTGGTGATAAATATTTCATCTTCTGACCTTCGGAAGCTTCACATTTCATTTCCGGTCTAGTGTATTTGGCTTTGCCAAATAATGGGGACAATATGGTATAGTGTTTTTTTAACCGTTTGATAGTGCCGGCCCACTTTTTTTCTACATCTTCAAATGTCCCACCTGTAATGGGACCAGCGATGTATAATTTCATTTTATTTTTAAACATTTATTTTCTTCTACTTTCTCACATCTTTTTATCTGCACATGGCTTTGAACAAGTCTTTTTGTATCTGCCATTTTTGTATCATCGTGGGTATGTATAAATTTCATATTCCTGTCCACATACAGGGCATTTCAACTGGAAATATTCTTGGATGGTTTTACCTTTGTTCCAAGTATTAGTCAATTCCCCACTTGCAAATTTTTTCTTTTTTGTAATTTTTTGTTTCTCTGATCCTGCTTTGATACGGGGATCGTCGGATGTTAATCCTTTGTTCCACGGTTCCTGACCCATGTGGGAATCACTATTCTTTTTCCTAGTTTCGGCCGTTTGTTTATGACCAGTTAAAGCGATAGAAACATTCCGATTGCGTTCAGCTGAATGCCATGGTTGTCCGTTGTTATGCCTCGCCTTAATTATTTTCTTGGAAGCTTCTGGTGTGCATCCACCTTCACCACCAGGATACAAATTATATCCAATATTGACAGCATCGGTCATTTTAATTCAATATATTTCTCTGATATTCAATTGTGTTTCATCCTCACAATGCTCTATAACTTCTTTAACAAAATTTTCCTTGCCGTATTTTTTTATTGCTTTTTTCAATATGGACCCCGAACCAATATAGTCGGGGTCATCATATTTAGATTTCCCTATGTAGAATTTGCCGTTTAAGGTGTTTGTAGTTTTGTATATAATCATTGTCTTTCTCCTTCAATAATAAGTATCATCAAAAAAAGAAAAACACGCTATTACTTTAGCAGTCTATTTACTGAAACGATCAGCAATCTCCATTGCAGCCCAGGAGTCTGGTTTTCCAACCGCTGTGAAACCAGCACCTGTAATGTAACCAAGACACTCGTTCATAACCGCGTTACTAGCGTGAATTGGATTGCTACTTACATCAGCGTGAATAGCTTCAACGCAATATCCAGCGTCTTCCAGAATTGGATTCAACCACATTGCTGTTTCTACGGACATGTGAGTTTCTTGAAACAATTTCTGCCTGATAGAAATCTTGTAGCCCAATTTTTCAACGGTCTCTTTGTAATAACCACGACCACCCTGTCCATCGAACAACACGATAACTGCAGTAATGTACTTAATGCTACCGTTCTTAACTTGACTGTCACTTCCGATATACCAAGTCAATTTATCAGTTGGAGCACTTGCAATGTCCTTTAGAATTGTCTGTTCCAAGTCATCGACTTTTTTGCGTGTGAATCTTTGCCATTTTGTCATTTTATAACCCTTTCTTTAGTTTATAGTTGGGTATAATAATTTTTACCCAACCATTATAGTTGGGTATAATAATTGAGGAAGATACTGGAATCGAACCAGTGTACCCTTACGGACAGCCTTAGGTTAGCAACCTAGCACATTACCACTCTGTCAATCTTCCTTGTTAATAAGTATCTGTTAATATGCGTAAATACAATTATTTATGCATCAATTGCATGTAATTCTGGTATAAACACCTTTGTAATTTGAACATTTTCAGCGTATGCTAAATCCGTTCCATCTGTTGTCAAAATATCAATTGCCATTCGGTGACGGAAATTCATAGTATCTTCAATCTGATAAATGCCATCCCAAATGCCCGCACCTGTTACTTCCACATAATCACCCATTTCGAATATTCCCTTACCATATGCGGGGTCATCCTCTGGCAATCGGTGACTTAATTTTGTATGCATGTCCCAACTAATTGCAATCCATCTATGTTGTGACGCATTTGGTATATCAATTTTTGCACCACTTGCGGTAATATCTGGGTCGGCATCACATTGGGCTTCGACTGGGTAATAATTTGTTACCCTTACCGCCAATGATGTTGGTTTTTCCAATTCGGTTACTCTCGCTTCCAAATCCACAATGTGCTTTAAAGCATCCGTTAAATCTATATATTGTTCATACGCTACCATTTGTAGTGTATCTATTTCTCCTTGCAAATGTACTTCCATTGGAAATACTGATATTGCATTGTATGATAATACAACCATTAGGCTGAATATTAATGTTACCGACATTACTATTAAAAGTAATTTCTTAACGCTCATAATGAGCATTGTCGGTATCTTAATTTCTGGGTCTTCGGTTTTCATTTTAACTCCTTGTTTTTATTGTAGAA